ATTTATTAAATTAATTACTTCATTTACTTTAATTTTTGCAGTAGCATCTTCTATTTTTGGAAGAGCTTTAAGTAATGATTCTTTAAGTGATGTAAATCTAGAATCAATGAAGGATTTTAATCTAGTAGTATTAGAGATATTATTAATATACTCTTTTAATACTTCTTTTTGATCGTGAGATAAGTTATCAAATTTAGTATTAAATTTTTCTAACATTATTTTGTAAACTAAAGCACGAGTTCCTTTATCCATTTGAGTATACTCATCTGATTGTGGGGATTCATTCAAGGTTAAGTCCTGAAGTGAAATGTGTTCTATTATGTTTAGTTTGGAATTGATTATTGTTTCAAAATTCTTTAAAGGTGAAGCATTAGCTTCTAGTAAAGTATAAGTTGAAGATAAAAGTTTATAATTGCTAATTTTAGCTTTGAAGAAATCCTCTATGTCAAATACGGATTTAATTTCTTTGATTAAATTATATTTTTCTTTAGCTAACTTAGTTTGGTCAAGTGATTTGTTGATCTCCAAAATAGTGGATAGTGTGGTTTCAGCTTTGACCGAACTTAAGTTATGGGATTTAGATATCATTTGGTATATCTTATTCTCTTTAGCTAACTCAGTGTTAACAAAATGCTTTTTGATAAGAGTCACAGCTTTAGAGTCTTGATTGGACATAGTGTCAGCTGTAATTTTTCTTACAAGAAGTTCAAATAGAATACCAGTATTGCGATACTTGTTATGTTTAATTTGTGCCATTATATGGAAATAGTTAACTACTAACTATAAATATTAAGTTTATTTTTCCTCCGTTAAAAGATTATCTTCATTTAATAAATCACTTTCCTCATATAATTTTACTTTACGTTGAGGGAACATACCTTTAAGTGAATTAGATACTTGAGAGTACACAACTTGAGTATTTAAGTTTTCTAATGATAGAGAAGAAGCTTGTCTAGCTGATGGTTTGAAACCATTTGGCTCTTCTTTTCCTTTCATACCTGCAACACCTAATCGGTCTTTACCTAATGGGTTTTCTTGAGTATTAATATTGGATGCTTTTTCTTTTGGTCTACCTAATACTTGGTCAGGATAAACATCTTGTTTTTCATCGTATCCTTTTGGAAGTTGACCTGTTCCTTCATAACGACCTGGACCATATAATGAAGCTAATGCGTGTGGAGTACCATATGCTTCTCCAGTTTTGAATGGATCGTTACCTTCAGTTTCGATTTGATCAATTCTAAATTTACGTTTAGCATCTTCAATGATAAGTTCTCTATACTCTTCATATTGGCTTTCACTAAATTGGAAGATATGATCATAAACCCAGTCAGTTGGAACAATTTTATTTGTTAATAATTCAGTAGCTAATGCTGCTTTTTCTTTAAATAAAGCTATTTTCTCTTGTTCGTATATGATTGAAGGTGTAGTTAATGATAAGTCAAAGTTTGTTAATGTCTCACCATCATACCCTTGTGCATATAAATGAACTAAAGCGATTTTTGTTAATTCAGATACTAGTATACGTTGAAGTCTTTCTACTGTACGAGCAAATCTAATATCTTCTGCTGCTAATGTAGCTTTACCTGTTAAATCTTTTTCATATCCAAAATAAGCTTTTGGTACTTTAAGTGCAGCAAATAGTTTTTCTTTTAGGTAATTAACATCCTCAATGGCTGTATAATCTAAACCTTTTGTAGTTTCAATTCTGGTTGTTGCATCACCACCCCTTACAGGAATATAAAAATCCTCTAGTAAGTTTTGCATGTTGTATTTCAAATTATATTCACCTGTTTGTTGGTCAATATAAGGTGTTTTTTTCATTTTATTAATGGTACGTTGCATGAAGTTTTCTACTTCATTAGGTGGAATATTACCTACATTAATAAAGAAAGTACGTTTTTCAGGTGCTCTAACAATACGATGTATTAACATCGCATCTTCCATTAAAGTTAATTGTTTAAAGATTTTACGAGCTGGTTCAATAAATGATCTACCATAAGGTAAATAGTTAAAATCAGATAATAATCTGAAGTGAGCCATTTCATAGTTATCAAATTCTATTTGGCTATCTTTGTTCATCGATATTGGAGACATTTGTTGTGGTCCCAATGGTGATTGTGAGGTAGCGAAAGTAGGATCGTATTTGAATTTTACTTCTTGTGGTTTTTGAGGGTTTCTACCTTCTAATCTAATAATTGAGTAAGAAGAGAAAGGAATAACATTGTAAATACCAAATTGCTCAGATATTTCTAGTTTAAGATAAAAATCTCCATACTTACACATGTTACGAGCCCATGACCAAAGATTAAACTCAATGTTTAATACATCGTAGAATAAGTTATAAAGTATTTTTTGTATGGTTTCATCTGAAGATCGTATTTGTAATACTTCTCCCATGTCATTTCTCAAACAAGTCTCATCAGCTAAAATATCTAATGTAGAAGCAATAATAGAATCACTATCCATTAACTCATAATCCGTATAAAGTTGGATTCTTTGAGTTGGATAACCAGTGTCATTATTGTAATTGAAATTTAAACCACCTGTAGTAGTGTATACTTTGTTGTATCTGTCGAAAAGTGAATTTGTTTGGAGAGTACCAAGTTGTTGAATACGATCTGTATCCATTACTTTTAATTGATCACCCCCAACATTTCTAATTACTACGTCTGTTGAAAATAACCGTTTTAATCTACCAAATAATGATGTATCTACCATGAATTCTAATTATATATTATAAATATTAAAAAATTAACCAAGGAGCCAAGATATATCCTCATTCCCACCAATCCCAGTGTCCATTTTATATGGATTTTCGTTTTGAGAGTTAGCAGAATATGAAAAACTTGCTTGTTGATTATTAACATGAAAACTACCTAAGGCGGCTCTAGTTAAATCCATGTTTTGTTGTCTTGATCTTAGGGCAGTATCTCTTAAAAATAATCCTATACCAAAAGCCATTACTAAATCGTCATTATATCCGCTTTGAGATTGGGCTTTACCATTCTTCCAAACAAAAGTTTTTAATTCACTTATTAAACGTTTGGACTGTATTATAACTGATTTTTCGTGAATGTACGAAACTAATTTTGATATAGCAAGTGGTCTTGTTTTCATTGAAGTAGTAAAGCCAGGTACCATACCTTGACCATTTTCCATTCTTGCTATTTGACTTTCGCTTACACCCATTGTAGTGTCAGCTTTGGAAGAATAATATAGATTTCTATAATTTCTTTCAATTAAGTGTTCTAAAACACTCCATCCAATGTTAGCATTTTCTACTACAAGTAAAGCATCGTTAAATTCGGTACCTATAGCAAATAATATGTTAGCATAATCTCTTGTTGATACTTGTGCTTTATATTCACCTACTTGTTTAGCTGCTTCAACATCAAAGATATGAAAAGCTGAGTAGTCAGTTCCATCACCTCGAGCAACGTCGGCTACTATCATATAGTCTTTACTATAATCTGGTTGTTCCCAAAGCCATAATGACCCATCTACTTGTCTTCTTTCCATTGGGTCTGAAATGAAGGCAGATTCATAAAAATTAAGCATATCAGGTTCGATAACAGTATCTCCAGATGTGCTAAAATCGCAATCACACTCTTGTGCGGCATGACGTAATCCTAGGATTTCATCTTGAGCATCTCTCCAAACTTGAGTTCGTTCAGGGTGAACGGTCCAAGGTAAAGATAATGGAACAAATTTATTTTCTCTAGCTTGGGCTTTAACAAATGATTTGTGAAACCAGTTACCTGTACCAAATGGAGTAGATAATGCAAGACATTGTCCTCCCGTTGCTAAGGTTTGTTGAGCAGAAGCAAAAATCTCATCAATACCTTCAATAAAGGCAGCCTCATCAATAATAAGGAAAGTAACGGCTTCTGATCGACCAGCATCTGATGTTGCACCAACTGCTTTAATTTGTGAACCGTTAGCTAAACGTAGCGATAATTTGTTGTGTTCCGATGTTTTTATCTGCAACCACTTAGGAAGCGCATCATATGCGAATCTAACCTTGGTTACCATGTTTTTCGCAGTTTCTTGTTTAGTTGCTATACACAGAACATTTTTATCTTTCTGAAATAGCATTAACCAAAGAGCGTAAGCGGATGCAAGAGTTGATATACCTAACTGACGAGATTTGTTAATTATGGTATATTCATTCTTTTGGAGTTGAAGTAATACCTTTTCTTGAAATGGGTATAAATTAAATTGGATCCTACCCTTTTGGGGGTGTTGGATCCAATAATATTTCTTCATGAAATAAACAGGGTCTTGAGCACATTTAAGCCACTCCTGTTTAATTATCTCCTTTAGGGGGAGTTGTTGGGGTGTTTCCGACATAACTAATTTGGTTGGTTTTTATTTGAAGGCTTTAGCTTCTAATGCTTTTTTCTCAGCAGTTAAGGCTTTCAATTGAGCTACAATAGCTTCTCCTTCAGGAGTTCCTTTAGCAGCTTGGTATGCAGGAATTAAAGCTTTCATTTCTTTAGTTACTTGAGCTAATTTCTCAGCAGCAGATCCTAATCTTTTTCCACCTTTAGCAGCAGCTACAGCTTGTTTTTCAGCAGCCATGTCTTCTTCATCTTCTTCACCCCCACCAAATACAGATGTAGGAGCAAGATCAGCTAACTTAGATGTTGGAGCAGCAGCTTTTGGATTTGTTATTTTGATTTTAGGAGATTTTTCAGCTTTAGGAGCAGCAGCAGGTTTGTTTGGATCTGCTTTTCTACCTCTTTGTCCTACTTCTCTTTCACCTCTAGAA